CTGCCGGATGGAGAGGTGATCAAGGTGAAGTGTCGCAAGAACACCGTCGCCGACGTGATCGATCTGCCCGAGTTAGCAGCCGCTTGTCTCACCTGGCGTAAGCAGGTGAACGTTGCCATCGTGAAATCCGAGTTGGGCAAGATACGCATGGCTGTGGCAAGCGACCTGTACAGTTACTTACAGATGTCTTGGATCAACGTTCTGCTCAACGGGGCGTACAACCAGTGGACCGGGTCAACCACAGACGAGGACTTCGTCCGACAGACGCAGAGGATGTGGCGCATGTTAACCTTGACTGCCCGCAAACTCGGGCTACCCTTCGACTTTAAGGCCTTCGATCACCAACCGACCACTTACGAGTTACAATCCATCGTCCGCTTTATCCTGTCCAAGGCCAGGTACAACTGTCCATCCGGCGACCTGCACACATTCGAACAACTGGCCGGTAATATTGTGGCATCCTTCGACGAGTCAACCCTGTCGTGGAATGACAAGGACGGCAAGCACGTCTTCAGGGTTACGGGCGGTCTAATGTCGGGCCTGCGGTTTACTAGCCTGATCGGCAACGCGTGGAACAGCGTGGTTACACTACTCGCCGTCAAGGTTGCGGGCAAACTCGGCGTACCTACCCGCGAGGTGGAACGATTCATCCGAGGTGACGACAGCGCCATCTACACACCCAACTGGGGCGTGGCTGCCGGAATAAAGGTAGGTTACGATACCGTCGGCGTTCTGGCCGGAGAGGGGAAGTTTTCATTGCAGTTGCACGGCATGGAGTTCTTACGGGTTTGGTACTCTGAACGGTGCACCGGCTACCCGCTGCGTGCACTACCCGGCCTCACCCAACGCAAGCCTTGGTCAAGTCAACCCTGGTCACCGGACTACGTGATACGCAGCATTTACGACACATGTGTCATCCTGCGGCGCCGGTTGGACGACCCCACTCGTGTGAATCGCATTTGGACCGCGCTAGCTAACCACTGGTGCCGGGACCACAACCTCCCGCGTGTCAGCCTGTCCGTACCCACTTACATGGGGGGGTTCGGCATCGAGCCTTACGCCGGTTCTGAGCGCATTGTGCCAGCTGTGTCCTCCGTTAGCCGGTCGGAACCGTTAATTGTCAACAACGCGACTGACTGGAGGGCCAACCGCATCGCGGCCTACTTCCACGAGCGTTACGCAGTCACAGTCGACGCCGCAGCCGTCGCCGCGAGACAACTCTCCGACACACTGACGGCCGACGACATCCCTACTGTGTCGAAGGCCTTACGCGAACAGTGGCTTGAAGCCGTTCGGTCGACCAGTTTTCGCGTAGTACCCACTGATGCCCCGTTGTCCGAGGTCCGACCCTTAACAACCGCTGTTGGCGCCTACTCTCCTGAGAACGTCTCGGAGCTGGTAACCACCTTGCGTGGGCGTGCCCCCCTGTTTGGAGCACACCCGGAGTTGGCCACTGCGTTGGAAGACTACCGCGTTATACGCCCTGTAGACAGTATCCGAGCCTGGCTGGAGATCCAGTACCCACGCATTGCCGCA